TGCCTCCGGCAACACCGCGATCGTCGTCGCCGGGCTGGACCCGGAGACACAGAAGCGGTACGTCATCGACGGCTGGAACAAGCCGAATGCGACCGCCACCGACATCATCGAGAAGTTCAAGGAACTGACCGACCGGTACCGGCCGCACGAGTGGGTCATCGAGAAGAACGCCTTCCAGCGCTTCCTGACCCAACTGCCCGACATCGTCAATTACGCCTCCTCGCGAGGCGTGAAGATCACCCCCCATCACACCACCAGTAACAAGTTCGACGAGGACTGGGGCGTCTCGACGATGGGGCCGCTGTTCGACTCCTGTGTCCGTTTCGACGAGGAACGGAAGCGCTGGGTCGGCACGGGTACCGGGCTGATCGAGATTCCCTCGACCCGGCAGAACGCCTGGGTCAACCAACTGGTTCAGCAACTGACGATCTGGCAGCCGCAGGGGATGGCGCAGAAGCAGAAGACCGACCTCGTGATGGCGCTGTGGTTCACCCACATCGCGTTCATGGCGCAGCTGAACCGCAAGTCCAACCGAATCACCCACTTCTCGTCCCCGTTCATGTCGCCGGCTGCGCGCCGGCGCCAGGGCGTCATCGACCTCAAGGCGATTAGGGCCGAGAAGCAACGAGCCATGATGGAGGGCATCGCCTGATGACGCAGATGTCGCTCCCGACATTCGACAGCGCGAAGCTGGCGCACTACCGCCGACTGGAGACGAAGTTCGCCAGCCGTGACCGGAACGCGGAACTGATCCATCAGGTTCGCCGGGGTCACATCAGGCAGCTGTTCCCCTCCGAGCTCGACTTCTCGCTCGAGTTCCAGGGCAGCCCGATCGCCAACTTCGTCGACATCGTCGCGCACGACATGGCCGAGGGCCTGGCGCCGTTGCCGGCGCTGGCGTGTGTCTCCGGGAAGATGGAGACCGACGCGGACCAGAAGCGCGCCGAGGTGAAGAACCGGATCGGCGACAACTTCTGGCGGCACTCGAAGCTCGAGATCCAGATGCTGAAGGGCGCCGACCGGTACGTCACCTACGGCTTCCTGCCGTTCTTCATCGAACCGGACGTCGACTGCAAGCTGCCCTACCTCCACGCCGAGGATCCGCGCTACGCCTACTACGAGCTCGACCGGTGGGGCAACTGCAAGATCTACGTGAAGCGCTGGCTTCGCCGGGTCGACGACCTCGCGGCGATGTACCCGAACCTCTCCTTCCTGATCCGGAAGGACAAGGACGGACGTGAGCGTCCGGCCGATCAGGAGCTAAGCCTGATCCGGTGGGTCGACGACAAGCGCGTCACCCTCTTCCTCCCGGACGTCCAGGGCCTCACTCTCGACAGCTACGAGCACCGGCTGAGCCGGGTGCCGGCGGTCATCGCCGAACGGCCGAGCGAGGACGACTCCCCTCGTGGTCAGTTCGATGACGTGATCTGGGTTCAGGTAGCTCGTTCGATCATGGGCACGCTCGCCCTCGAAGCGGCGGCTCTCGCCGTCCAGGCGCCTATCGCCATCCCGGAAGGGATGGACGAACTGCCGGTCGGCCCGCACGCCATCCTGCAAGGCAAGGACGCCAACCAAGTCCACCGTGTGGCCCTCGAGGTCCCGCCGACCATCTTCGCCGAGAGCCAGGCTCTGGATGCAGAGCTTCGACTGGGCTCCCGGTACCCGGAGGCTAGGTCGGGCGGAATTAACGCCTCTGTCGTCACCGGTAAGGGCGTAGAGGCCCTACTGGGCACCTTCGACTCCCAGATCAAGGGCGGTCAGATGGTGCTGAAGGCGGCACTGGAAGACGCCACGGCCATCTGCCTCGAGATGGACGACGTCTGGTGGCCCAACGACTCCAAGGTCGTCAGCGGCACCCTTAGCGGTGCCAGCTACGAGTTCAGCTACACGCCGGCGAAGGACATCAACGGGCGCTACACCTGCACCGTCACCTATGGCTTCGCCGCCGGCCTCAACCCGTCGCAGTCCATCGTCACGATGCTGCAACTCGAGGGCGCGGGCCTGATCGCGAAGGGTACGACGCAGCAGAACCTCCCCTTCGGCGTTGATCCTCTTCAGGAGATGAAGAAGATCAACGTGGAAGGCAGTCGCGAGGCGCTGAAGCAGGGCTTCTTCGCCCTCGTCCAGGCCAGCGGCCAGATGGCCGCACAGGGTCAGGACCCGACGCCGGTGATGCAGCTGTCCGTCGCTGTCATCAAGGCGCTTCAGGACGGCCAGCCGGTCGAAGTTGCCATCGCTGGCGCCTACGCCCAGCTCGAGCAGCAGAAGCAGGCCGCAGAGCAGGCGCAGCAAGAGCAGATGCAGCAGCAGCAGGCCGCTGAGGGCGGCCCTCCCGCCGACGCCGGGCAGGGGGGCTTCGAGGGTGGTCCTGCGCCGGGCATCGCACCCGGCCAAGCAGGGCTTCCGCCCGGTGGTCGGCCAACTTTGAGCGAGATGGTCGCCGGTTTCCGCGGCAACGGGGACCTGCCGGTCAACCAGTTCACGATCCGCAGGTCGGTAGCGACCGGAACCTAAGCACGGAGGTCGCTATGCCTGATCTTGGCGACTACATGGTGACGGCCACGGGTGGGTGGTTCGCTCGCAAGATCCGCGAGATCACTCACTCGGGCGTCAACCACGCCGCCGTCTACATCGGACTCGAGTACATCGTCGAAGCTCAGCCCGGAGGGGCCAAGCTGACGCGAGTCAGCGCCTACCCGAATGCGATCTGGTCGGTCATCGACCTCACCAGTCGCCAGCGGCATGACATCGCCAACGCGGCGCTAAGCCTCGTGGGCACGCCGTACTCATTTCTGGACATCGCCGTTCAGGCGATCGTCCGGGTGCTGAAGTGGCACGCTCCGAAGTGGGCGCTACGCCGACTGAGCACGTCGAAGCGGCTTCAGTGCGCCCAACTGGTTGACGTCGCCTACGAGCGAGCCGGTGTCCGGCTCTTCCCGGACGGCAGACCAGAGGGGCTCGTCGCCCCGAGTGATCTGCTGAACCTCATCAACGCGGGGCGGTAATGGACTACTGCGAGTTCTGCGGCGCGGAAGCCTTCGGCTTTCACGCCTGCTTGACCACGGACCTCAGAGCAGTGGTCAAGGCTAAGGACCGTCAGATCAAGAAGCTTGAGTCTCGCCTCGCCAAGCGAAAGAAGGGCAAGCGTGGCTGACCACGGCGGCTATAGAAAGCCGACGCACCCTGCCCCGGTTTCAGGACCGGGCAAATACTCCCGACGCACAGACGGAGGGCCGGCGCAAGTGATGAGCGCGGCTCCCGATCAGGCGTACGGGGCGCAGAAGGCCCAACTCGACGCCCAACGTGTGGCGCCGATGGCTGGCACAGCACCCCTCCCGGCCCCTGCTACTCCGGGGGCCGGGAGTGAGGGTGCGATGCCTGCTTACAGCGGGCCGGCTTTCAACGCACCGAGTCAGCGCCCAGACGAGCCAGTGACGCATGGCGTCGACATCGGCCCTGGTGCCGGCTCCGACATCCTCGGTCTACCGAGCCCCGGACAGGGGACGGGTCAGATGACCGCCCTCCTTCAGCGCTACGCCTCTACCGACACGACCGGCATCCTCGGGACGCTGTTCCAAGCGGCACAGGCCCGCAACGCCTGAGGGTTGATTCGTTCGCCTAAAGGAGCCCCGCTTGACTTCGCCCTGGGACTCGGTCTCCACTGACAACGAGAAAGACGCTCTGCACAAGATCTCGCTGATGCTCACGGGCACGCAGATGATGCAGAACGAGCCCGGTGTCGTCTACTCGCTGCACCAGGCTCAGGCTCGGCCGCAGGACGCTCAGGCGATCGACCAGTTCATGCAGGCGCTCGACCTCGAGAAGCAGGTCGAGATCCACCGTGCCAGCGGTGAGCCGATCAAGCTGGACAACACCCAGCAGGCGATGCTCGACCAGAACGGTGTCGCCTACAACGACGTCCTCTGGACGCCGAAGGGCGCAGCCCAGACTGCGGTCCAGCGGACGCTGGACGCCAGCAACGGCAAGATGACCGTCAAGATCAAGCAGGACGGGTCGCTCGACCTCGACAAGAACGGGCAGATCCAGTACGTCAAGGTCCAGTCGCACCACGACGACGGCAACTGGTTCACCGACGCGGTCGGTGCTGTCGGTAGCACGCTCAAGGGCGCGGCTACTGCGGGCTTGCACGGCTTGCAGAAGGGCTACAACTTCGTCGCCACTGGCGTCGACAAGGGTGTCCACGGCATCGCCGACAACATCCTGGGGATGGGTGGCGGGAGCGACCCGCAGACCGAGAAGGCAGCTAGCGCTGCGGCGCAGAGCCAGAACACCGACAAGCTCGACATGACCGCTCAGGGTTACAACCCTGACTCGTTCTGGTCGATGATGGCGTTCCAGGCTTCCGGCCGGGCGCACAGCGACCTCCGCAACCTGATCGACAAGTACGGGCTGGACAAGGTCGACGAGGGTCTGAAGTTCCTCTCGAACCCGGACCAGTACCGGAAGCAGGTCGAGAACGACCCGGCGAACTACGAGAAGGACCAGAACGGCCAGACACTGCTCAGCTCTCAGGGCCGGGCGAAGCTGTCCTACCTCGGGTCGGCCGAGTTCAACTCGTTGGCCCGCCGGATCAACGCCCACCAGGCGACCGTCGGCAACGACTTCGCCAACGCACTGGGCATCGACCCGGTACATGACGCAACGGCCTACAACCTCACCGCCGCTGGTACGAACGTCGTAGCGTCGTTCGTCCTGGACCCGACGGTCCAGGCTCTCGGCGCGGTGAAGACGCTGAAGGCGTGGCAGGTCGGTCTCGACACTCTCGGCGACGCCGACACTGCTGCCGCGATCCTGGCCCGGAAGGGCATCTTCGCGAAGAGCGTCCAGCGCGGCTGGCAGCGTGCTATCGACTACGGCTCGCAGATGCGCGAGGCGCACGCCGCCGGCGACAGCGTCAAGCTGGCGCAGTTGACCGCCCAGTTCAACGCTGAGCTTCCATCTCTCAGTCCGCTGATGCCGGAGTTCGTCGGCAAGACCGCACTGACAGGTTGGCGCAACCCGACCGTCGCGGAGCTCGCGAAGGGCATCAAGGGTGCCCAGCCGGTTCTCGGCGAGACGGGCGGCATTAAGACGCTCGACGAGGCGGCCCAGTTCATCCGCAACAAGTGGGGTCTGAACCTCCTTCGGAATGGCCGGGCGGCGACGCAGTCGAGCCTGATGCCCGGCGCTGTCAGCGCCTTCGGCTACCGCAAGCTGAAGGGCGTGATGTCGGGCTGGATGACAGCCCGCAGTGCCGCTCGAGCGGAAGGCGCGTTCTCGACTGTTGTCAGTCGGGCCGAAGCGGACCCGCTTCTCGCGAAGTCGCTGATCGACGAAGGCGCTCTCGTCCGCATCCCGGCCGAGGCTGACGACGCGATCGTTCTCCACGGTGACACGGTCCTCGCTGACCGGGCCACCGCCGCCGCCGAGGCGGAGCACGCACTGCCGTCCGCCCAGCGTGGCGCCCAGTTCGAACTGACGCCAGCAGGCAAGGGCGACGTCGTCCGCAACCTGCGACAGACTGGTGATCCGCTGGCCGATGCCAGCAGGTTCGGCTACTTCTCGCCGACTGCCGTCGCCGCTCGGTCGCGGCAGGCTGCTATCCGGTTCAGCACTCTGCTGCCGCGCAACACCGTCGTGGACATCAACGACAGTCGCGCCGGCGACACCATCTACAAGATGGCGATGACCTACCTTGACCGGGGCAACGCCCAGGCTCTGCGTGCAGCGTGGAACTTCGGTGGCCCTGGTGAGCGGAAGGCAATCGTCCATGGCCTGATCGACCAGATCGGCCACGCGGCCGGCCTCGGCAAGACGCCGACCGGACAGGCGATTCTCGACCGCGCCAAGACGGTTGACGAGGCTTACTCGGCTGCCGGCTCGGACATCAGTCTCTACGGCGAGCCGATGGCTCTGTTCGAGGGTCAGACTCGGGCTCGGTGGACGTTGCCGAGCTTCCAGGCGATCCAGCAGGCTTCAGCGAAGGTCGGGCTTTGGGAGTCCACTCTCGGTCGCGCGCTCACCAGCACGCAGGCCGACAAGCTGATGGCGCAGTGGAAGATGGGCGCGCTGTTCAAGCCGAGCACCGTCACTCGTAACCAGCTTGAGGGCTGGCTCCGGACCATCCTCGAGGGCCGCGCCGGCGATGCCATCAAGGCCCGTGCCCTCGCCACCGCTCGCAACAAGGAGCTTTGGGCTCGAGGCCACGGCCAGGCAGACCTGGACGCCTTCGTCCGCGCACGCGGTGAAGTCGAAGGTCTTCAGTCGATGCTGAAGTCGGGTGGTCTGAGCAAGGCGCAACGCGCCGACGCTCAGGACCAGATCCGCCAGGCACGACAGGCGATGGAAGAGGTCAGTCAAACCCCGATCGTCCAGCACCGTCTGGCGACGGAGGCTGGCGACACCGCCATGGCGAAGCAGATCGAGAACGGTTCGATGCTCCATGGCGAACTGCTCGGTCGCTCTACGCCGGGTACCAAGCTGGCGGACCTCGCTCCGCTGGCCTGGATCGGCCGCGCCTACCGGTCGATGGTCGGTCAGTTCATGGACAAGGAGACCGTCGACGCACTGTTGACGCTGTCTCCGCAAGAGCTCGCCGATGCAATGGAGGGCTACGGCCAGCAGATCCTGCACAGTGATCTCGGCTTCGCCAATGCGACAAAGGAAGCGACGGAGATCTCGAAGGCCGGCTACGGCCCGTCGAAGATCCGCTGGGCTGTCCACCGCTCGCTCGAGCGGGGCCGGAAGGGCGCTGAGGCTAGCGCCGACTCGCAGGTTCGATGGACGATGCAGGCACTCGACGACACAGTCGGCGCCGACCGCTACGCCAACGCTCTGCACCAGCGCATCGACGCGATGCCGCAGACCACCCGGGCCGTTCTCGACTACGTCCAGAACCCCGAGCTCGGACTGAAGCACATCGTCGACGCAGCCGACAAGGAAATGAAGAACACGGCCTGGGGCCGGGTCTTCTTCCCGGACCCGGTTGGGGAGCCTAACGCTGCCCGCCTGGCGGCTACGGACGCTGAAGTTGCTCAAGGCAAGCTGGACTGGGCTCGGAAGCTCGTCGACGAGCACACGACGCTGATGTCCGGCCGGAACGGCGAGTTTCAGCAGGAGCTAGCCGACTACGTCCACGAGTTCGGCCACGCGCCGGACGCTGACTGGATCTCGCAGCACCTCACCAACGACATGCGCCCAGAGCACGCTCTGGCGCCGGAAGTGATGGCGATGCCGTCCGGAGGTATCCGGTCGATCGCCACGACTCTTCAGGACGTCGAAGGTGGCGCCTACCAGTGGATGGTCGAGCGACCGCTTCAGCGGACGACCTCGAGCCCGGTGTTCCTGGCTAACTACGCCATCGAACGAAAGGGCCTGAACACTCAGGTTCAGCAGATGGTGAACGAGGCCGGCGTCTCGACCGAGGCGGCCGAGGCTCTGGCGAAGGAACTGGCCATCAGGAACGCCTGGGTCAAGACCGAGCAACTGATCGACGACCCGGGCCAGAAGGCCCAGTTCGATGTCATCGCCCGGAACATGATCCCGTTCGCTCGAGCTACGCAGGCGATGATTCGCCGGTGGGGCACGGGCCTGTGGCAGAACCCCGTCGCGGCTCGCAAGATGATGCTCGCGTATGAGGGCGCGGTTCAGTCCGGTCTGATCTACGACAACGCCTACGGCGAGCCGACCTTCACCTACCCCGGCTCGGCGGTGTTCAACCAGGCGATGCGGGCGCTGAGCAACGTGCCTGGCTTTGACGGTATCGCAGCCTTCCCGGTCTCGAGTGACATGACCGGCGGAGTGCTGATGTCGGTGCCCGGTGCGGACAACCCGTTCCGGATGTCGATGGGTCCGATGATCTCGGTCCCTCTTCGACTGGTCTACGAGAATCTGCTGCCGACCGCCTGGCGCGGTGACCTGATGAGCGTTGACTCGATGGTCAACGGCCCGATCGGTACTGGCGAGACGTTCAGCCAGTTCGTGCCGACCGCCGTCCGCAAGATCTACACGGCGATGGACGGGGACGCGCGTAACAGCGCGATGGCGTCCGCGATGAACGGGGCGATCGCCAACCTCGCTGCTGCAGGGATGCTTCCTCCGCCGGACGCCAGTCCGGCTGAGATCCAGCAGTTCCGTTCTCGGATCCAGACCCAGGTGAAGAACCAGCTGTACTGGCGTGCCGCCTTCGCGCTCTTTGCTCCGGCTGCACCGTCGACTCCCTCTGAGGCGACCGACGCCAGCACGAAGGTTGACTACGCCTGGTCGCTGGACGGGATCAAGAACCTGTCCGACGAGTACAAGCAGATCCTCAACGACACCGGTGGAGACGTCGGTCGAGCGAATGCGATCTTCACGACGCTGCACCCCGACGACGTCGCCTACAAGCAGGACGGCACTCTCGATCACGCGAAGCTTCCGGCTTCGGCCTTCGAGACTGCGAAGTCGAGCTCGACCGCTTCTGGGGCCTACCTGCCAGCTACGGCCGGGACGTTCCAGTGGCTCACCGACCACGAGTCCTTCGTCAAGAAGTACGGGTCGGTGGCGGCTTACTTCCTGCCCGACCAGGCGAGCAACGAGCCTTTCTCGCAGGCGGCCTACCAGGCGCAGATCCAACTCGGACTACGCCAGCGGAAGACGCCGGCCGAGTTCATGTCCGACGTCTACACGAAGCACGCGGAGCAGCTGTTCTACCCCGCAGTGGATGAGTGGAACCGTCGGATCCAGGCGGCGAAGGACCAGGGCGACAACGCCCTAGCTAGTCAGCTGTCGGCTCAGAAGGACTCGTGGGAGAAGGACTACAAGACCAGAAACCCGATGCTCGGCGCCAAGATGGACGACTACGGCGCCGCTCGACAGAAGGCGACGCAGCAACTCGAGAACATCCGCGAGATGTTGCGGAAGGGCGAAGTGCCTGACGGTCTCAACACGCAGTTATCCCAGCTTGTCACCGCTTACGACAACTACGAGACCTTCCGCTCTAGGAACGCCGGCGGGGACAAGGTCTCGGTGGGTGCTCGGTCGTCTGCTCTCGACACGTTCAATGCCTGGGCGCAGACGCATCTGGCGGGGACGCCACTGGCGGACCTCTTTAACGGCGTCTTCCGAGTGCTGAATACCAATTTCGATCGACTCTCCGGGAGTAACTGATGACGTACCCGTCGCCATCACCGACTCCTGGCATCTCGCCGCAGCCGCCGACGCCGAAGGTGCCGACGCTCCCGGATGGCACGCCTGATTATGGGCGTGCCTCCGGGCAGGCGCAGTCGGCAGCGACTGGCAAGGTCAGCATCTGGGACATCCCGACAGGGGTGGACCCGAACAAGCCGATCTGGTTTGACATCGGCCACTCGGCCGCTCACGAGCAGACGCTCGACCTGAAGACCGGCAGGACCAACGACATCGCCAGCGTGACGTCGCACCAGATCTTCGCGTCACCGACGAAGATCATGCGGCAGTACGCCGCGTTGTCTGCTAACGACCCGGCAGCATTCGTCGCGGTCCAGAAGCTGCTGGCCTCCGGCCCGTGGGGCACGGTCCACCAGACCGGAGCCTTCGACAAGTACACCGAGGCTGCACTCGGCTCGGCGATGGCTCAGTACTTGAAGCTGAGCCACGGCGCCGGAGTAGCGATGTCGTTCTCCGAGTACCTACAGAAGACCGCCGCAACCGCTCAGGCGCTCGGCGGTGACGGGACCAGCTTGCAGGGTTCAACCCCGCCGGTCATCAATCTCACTGACCCGGCGGAGATCAAGGCTGCCGCCCAGAGCGCCTTTCAGGAGGCGCTCGGCAAGGGCGCCGACGAGAAGCTGCTCGACTCGTTCGTCAAGAAGTTCCAGTCTGCACAGACGAACGCTCAACTGGTGAGCGGCGGCGGCACCTCGTCGATGCCCGACCTTAGTTCCGAGGCGATGGCCTACGCCCAGAAGTCCGACCCACAGGGCTTCCATGACAACCAGCGCACGGCCTTCCTTGACCAGTTGGTCAACCTGCTGGGCGGCCAGCGGCCGAACCAGACGCCCGTACCGGGGGTATAGCCCGTGACTCAGAAGACGACAATCGACCCCTATCTCGAGGTTCCGTATTCCGGCAAGTCGCCGGATCAGGCAACGCAAGCCGACTTCGCCGGGATCGACGGACTGGGTTCACTGCTCGACGCAATCCCCGAACTCCGAACCTTGGTCAATCAGGCGATTGACGGGAACTGGACATCGGCGAAGTTCCAGAACGCTGTCGAAGACAGTGCGTGGTGGAAGAACCACTCGGCGACTGCTCGCCAGGTCATCATCCAGAAGGCCAACGACCCGCAGAGCTACCAGCAGGCGCTGAACAACGCCGTCACGTCCGTCGAGACGCTCGGCAAGCAGCTGGGCTTCAAGGTCTCCGGCGACCAGGCAGCCGCTATCGCGTTGCACGGCATGATGACCGGCAACGACACGAACCAGCAGTGGCTGACGCAACAGCTGGGCAAGCGCCAGGACTACGGCAACGCCAAGAACACCAACGGTCTGTCCGGCGGGATGGCCGCGATGGTGTCGCAGCTTCAGTCACTGGCCTCGGACTACGGCTTCACGTACACGCCGGCTCAGCTCGAGCAGCGTGCTCAGCAGATCGTGATGGGCAATCAGACGATCGACACGTATCAGCAGCAGCTGAAGACGTGGGCGAAGTCAGCCTTCCCGCCGTTGTCGAAGGAGATCGACGCCGGCACGACGGTCAAGCAGCTTGCCGACCCGTACGTCAACAGCATGTCGCAGTTGCTCGAGATCGACCCGGCGACGCTTAGCGCGTACACGCCGGCCATCCGTCAGGCGATGCAGGGGGTAACCGCTCCTGGTGACAAGGCCGGGACGAAGGAAGCGGTCCCGCTCTGGCAGTTCGAGCAGCAGGTCCGGTCGGATCCTCGCTGGCAATTCACCAGGAACGCGCGAGACATCACGTCGGCCGCGCTGGTCAAGATCGGCCAGGACTTC